CAAGTACTGCAATAGATAACTACATGTTTATTAAACCACAAAGACCGGTACAATATTTAAAATTAAGTTAGAAAATATAAGCTTTGTAGTTTAATAAACATGTAGTTATGTAATGGAGACAAGTACTGCAATAGATTGACTCAGGGAGATTTTCAAAATTAGGAAGGTGAACAAGCCGGTACTATGTAAATGATATAAGGAGGGAGTACTGACAATTTAGGTGTCAAAAGGGTCATAATCCAAGTCATCAAGGTCCTGGATGCAATAGTCAGGTTGCTGCATGCAAAAATTAATGGCAGGAAATAGCCAAGAGAAGTAATTTTGAATGAGGTCTTGCTCACCTGCTAAATAATAACCAGTTTTAAGAATTCTGTTGAGTCTTCCAACAGTATGGTGGTCTCTCCATGATTCGACAAGATTATTAAATAAACTGCTTCCATTTATTATCCGATCACCCATCAGTTGCCTTGATTCAACAAAGACATCCAGATCAAAATCCGTTTCTAGCAGACAACTCAATGAGTCATCAGTACCCATCATGTCTATTATGTCTTCTTCATTTGCACTTTCTCCGAAGGCCTCCCACTCAAAGTCTAGAGCATCTTCAAGATCCATTTCATCTCCAAAAGAGGAAACACTGACCACATCCTCAGCATCCTGTTGAGCTATGTGGCTTGAGCTTATTAGTTCTGGAGGATTGTGATGATCTGTAACTACACCTATTGTGTTCAGTCTTTTTATGATAATCTTTCTGATTAGCATTAGCAAATCTTCCCTTCTGTTTCTTTTTTGTTTGGAAATATTTTTTATACATTTCGAAAGGCTCATAGCCCTGTTACTAACCCAATCAGTCAAAGCATAGTTTTTGTGATCTTCAGAGTATGAAGGAGGTGAGGTTATGTTCCAATCAGAGGGGTAAAGAGGGACACTTATCATTGTTGTTCTGTGATCATCCTCATCTATGGCATACAACCTAAGGGCTGCAACATCCTTCTTCAGGAACCCTACCCAGTCCTCGGTGTCTACAGCAAACCTGGTTGATTCATCAATGTTTATGTCAAACGGGATAGTTGAGGGAGCTTTTATTACTGGGAATCCAAGCTTAGCCATGTTATAACCATTATTAAAATACATGACCAATTCACTTTCCCTTACTGCCGTGAAACTAACTTCCGGAGCATTCAGGTGATTGTCTTTCATCCATGCCTTTAGTCCCTTAATGAAATCATCAATATAGTATGGTTTCCAATCCAAAACAAAGGCTCTAGTGACCAGGCCTCTTGACTCATTATCCCCCACTTCGATTCTTGTTCTCACTCCACTTATTATTCCACTCCATGCCCCTTTACCAGTGTATCTTCTATTACCTGTCTTATCAAACTTTAAATGCTGTCTAACAATCCATGACCCACAATAGCCTCTTTTATTCTGTTCTATTTGCTGAATGGCCTTGGGGATGTCAGGATTCTGCTTAATCAGCTCAATTATGGTTGCCACACTATTTGTTCTTGATAAGCTCTTTGAGGCATCAAACACAATGGACTCCTTATTCTCAAGCAGCAGCCTTGTAATAAGTTCTGTGCGTTTATCTGCTGATTGAGGGAAACTACTAATTCCTATGATTTGATGCAACAGATTGCCCAGAGCAGATAGTGTCCCATGAAATTGGTAATTACGATGCAATACATGAGATTTATGGAAGTTCATATTCAATGCTGAATTTATGGTTGATCTTCCTCTTTGAGTACTAATTGGTGCACCTAAAAGACACATGACTCTTGATTTTGTCTGCAGTCTTATAAACCAGTTCATCATTTGATGGGCATGGTCAAATGGGCTCTGTTTTAAGGTCTCAGAGAAAGAGTCAGACAACCATGATATGTTCTCTTTAAGCATCAAGAATACTCTCTCCATTATTCTTTTAGAATAAGGTGTTTTGTTCTGGAATTCTGATTCAAACCATTTCATCTTAAGAACTGACAAAGTTGAGATCAGAGGACCTTGATCCTTTTCCAGCACTTCAACACTGGTGATAACCCTTCTCTTCTCTTGAGCTCTTTTCACAAATACTAAATCATCAACGCTCTCGAGCTTTGTCTGCAGATTTAAGTACTCGTTCAAGAAGGGAAATAGAATCCTCTCCTGCTCTTCCGTTAGACAGTCCCCTCTTGCTACCATGCAATTTTCGATCATTGACAAAAGGGTTGCTTTTTTTCTTTTTTCACCTTTGAAAGTCACCTCTTGAGTTTTAATTGAGTCATCATCGAGTATTGAGAAAACTGCACAATTAAGTATGTATGCCGATGATGCCATGATGGATGTTGTGGACACACCAGTTGACATTGACTCAGAAACACCTCTATTGCCCAGTCTCATAGCAACCTTTAGCATGTACTCTGAGGTTGATTGAGCCTCACGGAACAGAAGCACTGGATTTTCATCAATTTGCTTCACCCAATCAACTGGACAGTTAATTCTTCTTTTAAGCTGTTCTAGTTTGTACCTAGCTCCAAATTGTAAGAAAGATTGTCTAACTAACAATCCTAGGTTGGTGGTTTCTAATTTTGAGTTCTCCTTTCTACTTAGTACTTTATCTAAGTGCATTCTGTAAGCTGCAGAAACTCTGGTTTCTCTAGAGTTTTTCCAGACATTGTAAACAAATCCTGAGAGACCAGGACCTATGGGATTGTCCATTAGGAAGAAGCCTATAGATGGCTCTGGCATCATCAGCAAGCATGTGAAAAGTATCTGAAATTTCACTGAAACACTGCTACCTAGAGCTCTGTAACAGGATATCAGTTGACCGAACTGAACAAAAAATGCACTGTAGAAGCTTCCCCCTGTCTCAACAAATGTAGACAACAAAGTTGACAACTCTTCTTGTCTCTCTAATAAGCTTTCTCTTTCACTAATAATTTGAGCTGCAAAGAGTAATTTTATTTCAGGTTCATAATGGAAATTGGCAAAATAAAATTTTGAATTGAACTCAAACACTCTTGAGCAATGTATAACAGATTTAATGGAATTAATGATTGACACCTCTGAATTTAGAACATTCTTGAATTCATGCAAAGTGTACATCAGCTTTAGCATCAGTGTGTATGTGGACTTATTTCTAGGAAGTTCTTTGTTATTAAGGGTTAAAATCATTCCTGAATCATCTGAAGACTGCATCGTAGAAATAATGCAGTTGAAGGGGATTTTAATCGTCTTGCAGTATCTCCTGACTTCTTTCTCAACTAATGAGTTCATTAGAGTGTGAAAGGCGCTTGATGTGTAGTGTAAAATCCCTTGCATCATACCAGTCTCCACTTCAATATAAGAGTGATCAGGCTTTATCCATTTTGATTTCTTTATGCCTTTAAACCCTTCATAGAGATCTTGAATTTTCTCATCGTAGAACTTAAGACCCATACCCTTACTGAAATGATTAAGCAGCGCATCACTTATCTTGATTCTTTTGTTCCTCCATAAGGACAAGGAATTCCACAAGAAGCCATGCCACTCTTTTGGAAACAATCTGACGAACATGATGGCAAATTTGTGAGAATAATGATTTTGTGACCACTTAGATGCGTCTGAACTTGAGAAAGTTGTTATTGTTATTCCATGTTTATTAACTCTTTTTGACTGAGATGCATGTTGCTCAGGGATTTTCTTCTTACTGTCAGGATGAGTCATCGTTTCACCAGGATAATATGAACAAAGTAATCTGCCAGCTTGTTCGATAACATACTGAACTACTCTTTCAGCAAAATTTAGTACAAAGATCTCCCTCAAGCCTCCATGTTGTTGTTTTTTGAAAACACAGATTCTGAGGTGACCATTAGACATAATCTCTTGAAAACAAAGTGGGAGAATATCAATTAGTTTGACTCTGTTCCCTTCAACATACTTTATGGATTTTTCTATCACTTTAGATCTTTTATAATAACTCGACTTCATATAGTTCTCAGGAGTGTCCTTGTCCCCATTCTTAGCTCTAGCTCTCCTCTTCTCAATTTCTGCTGCAGAATAAACAGAAAATATGGTGAAAGATTCATCAAAGTTACTAGAGGCTTTGAAGGTCATAAGAATGTCCTCAACATTTGTAGTTGAAATAAGGGCCATGAGTTCCTTACCAGCCTGTTCTTTGGAGAACAACTTCTTCTCTAGGGCATGATCACAGCTGTATTTTATTAAGTCAATATTGTATTCATGAGCTGTCTCAGAGCCAAACTCTTTATTAACTTTCCCTATTCTTTCTTTAATTTCTGGGGTGAATTTCTCTTCTAGAGAAAGTATTTTCATTAAAACACTGCTGTCAGAGTGCAATTCATTTTTTTCATTCTTGTTCTTTATGTACCCTAAATACATTAAGTTTATGACCTGACCAGGATTGTTGAGAGGGAATCTTGTGATGGGGTTGATCAATCCAGACCAGTTCCTGACACTACCAGTCATTGTATAAAGGTCTTCTGCACCCCCTTCTGTTTCATAGCTCTTGATGTTTCCATTGACAATGTAATCATTGAAGCTCAATAGTTTTTTTACAATGAATACAGTTAATCTAGATCTGAATTGATTGGCAAACTTAGAGAACATCTTGAAAGGTCTGGGGTAATTGGGGTAAGAAGCAAATGCCTCCATGGTCATATGTCTTATATTGGTTAGATGTTCTTCAATTTCCGGCTTATCAGCAAGAGCCACCATTGTGGTAAAGACTGTCATCTTATATGCCTCCTTGATTTTCTCTTTTATATGTGGTTCTTCAGGGTTCACATCATCCAGTGAGAGCATGAAGGGAGGTACTTCAAAGAATTCTAACCAATAAGGTATCATGGACATTGATCTACTTTCAGTTAAAGACCAGTTCACTATTTTAGCCTCATTCAGTGAAACGAACTCAGTCCAGTAACACTCAGGATTCTGCATGAAGTTTCTAAAGACCTTCCCTGTGTTCTTTATAAACTCCACATCTTTCTTCATGACCAAGATTGAAAAGAATATGTGGGAAGAGCTTTTAGTGGACTTTATCAATAAAAAACAAGAAAAGTCTTTAAGCTTCTTGATTATGAATTCATCTTTCTTGCAATGCTGTTTCATTGATATGGCTAGCTCAGTGGCAATGTCTGAGACAATTTTAGACCATTTCATAATTCTTGTCCTCAATATTCTACTTGTGAATTCCATGTATCTCTCAGAAACTTTTCTGTTTTTATGTATGCCTAGTGCTTTATTTGCTAGCTGCTGGATACATAAATTAGTGTTGTTAACAGCCTTATACTCCCAAAAGAGATCAGATAGACAACCATCTAAGAACCCTTCAATATCAGAACAGTCAATGTTCAAACTAAATGCCTTCTTTCTTTGAGCAGCCTTTTCCTTAACCTCTTTGACGTCCTCAAAGGATTTACCATTCACTCCTTGCATTGCAAGTTTCACCCATATGTCATTACTCAAATTCAGTCTTGTTCTATGATACAGATTTTTTGTTTTTTCTTTATCAATTTCCCCCTCCTCTAAAGATCTCAACTGACTTAGGATGTTTTCTTCAGTTATATCATCAGGGATTAGAATGTCTTCCTCTTCTTCATAGCACGAGGTTTCATATGAGCTTATAGCTTCTTTCCATGCTCTAAAAGTGTGTTCACAACTCTCACCCATCTCATAGGATTTCAAGTGATCCTTAACTCTTAAACTAGGTACAGTGTTTTTACAGATGAAGAATGGCATGTTCACCACAGTCTTTTGATGCTCAGAAAACTCCTGATCCTTTCTAAAGGATTCATAATAAGCTGCTTTATGATCTTCACTCTCTCTTATTCTTTTCTCATGGTTTGCCTGTAAACAGTATTCAGAGCTTCTGATAGCCTTTTCTGCTGATTTTCTAAAAGCCTTCTTTATGAGCACTCTCACCTCTTTAGGGTCTTTTGGTGCAATCATTTTTTGGTAGTTTTTCTTGGAGAATACATCATCATCAGGTTTTCCATTGCCAATTTCCACTGAATTGAGAAAGCCCATAAGCTTTGCTTCATTCTCAGAGAGATCCCCTAGCTGATCTGGGAAAATGCACATTATTCTTTCCTTCTCCATTACTTTTAAGGATAACTCAAACCTTAGACCTAGTTCATTTTTTGTCATGTCATCCATTTGCAAATTAGAGTATATTTGTCCTCGACCTATAACTATAATGTGAAAACCCACTGAAGTAAACCCCATTTGCATTCTTTCGTGGGGTGGCATACATTCAAAACAGTCTAATATTGGCTTGAGGTATTTGAGTCTTTTTGCATTGTAAGCCTCTCTAAGGGCACGAGGATTAGAAGATTGTGTTGTTGCATATTCAATTATGAAAAGTCTGTCATTGATGACAACACAGGCATCTGGTGTTAGGCTTCTATAAGCTTCAGGGGCTGTGGGGAAAAACCTCACCAAGGGGGTGTCTGTGGTTTCAGATAAAGGGTGAAAAGTGAAATCATGGACAAAAGATTTTGCTTTATATGTGTGGTTTGACACAATGAATTTTTCTCTGATTGTAGAATATGAGGTGCCCTCTATTAATCTAAAATTGATTTGCAAGGTGTCTGTTGCTTTGTCTAGACTAAGATCAAACTCAGGAAGAAGATCACCTGCTATATAAGTGGAAATGATCGGATCAGGTGAATTAACATAATCTCCATAAGTCTCAGTGTTCTCTAAAATGGTCTCAAGTGTTTCCATTTCAGTTTTCTTCTCTTATTTTATCAATTTGTACCGTCTA